TTTTTCATTTCTAGGGTAAATATATTTGATATGCCTGAGTACGGAGACAAAGTAGTGGTGCCAACTGTTAGATCTTATGGGTCTTCTTACGGCACGTATGGGGGTGATCGTTTAAAAGATTACAAAAGTCCAAAGGATACTGATTTAAATAATAAGGATGCCAAGGACGTAAACGAGTTCAAGACCTTTAACAGGACAATAAAGGATTACGTATTAGCAAAATTAGGACACCCAGTTGTCGATGTTGAGCTTGATGACTTTCAAATACAAATTTGCATAGATGAAGCCATTTCCAAGCTAGAGTATCATGCTCCAGATTGGATGACTCAGTATGCTGTATTTAAGACAGAGGCGAATAAAAACGTTTATGAACTCCCTCAAGAAATTGCAGACAACTTAAATGACTGTTGGTATCGGAGAGACTTTTTCAAATTTGGTGCAAACCCTGGCTCACTTGAGTTTGATTTTGCTATCATGTTCTTTACGAATACTGGTTTATTCAACAATTATAATGTTAGCCAGTACCTTCTTATGCAACAATACCTGAAACAGGTTAAGAATGTTTTAGGTCAGATGTCTACGTGGCAGCTTGTTAACAACAAGTTCTTGCATATTTGGCCAGTCCCTGAAGCCAACGACGAAGATGTGTTGTTAGAGTTTAGAGCTTTCGATCCAGAGACTACTCACCATGCCTATAAGAATTGGTTGCAAAGATACACCTTAGCTTTAGCGAAAGAGATTCTGGGCGGTATTCGAGGTAAGTACCAAACACTTCCAGGCCCTGGTGGGGGAACTCGTTTAAATGGTAGTGAACTTGTTGCTGAGGCTCAAAGAGAGAAGGAAATGCTTGTCGAAGAACTCAAGACTGAGATCGAAGGCCCAGCGTTATTTGATATCTTCTAATGTCTAGATTCAAGGTAAATACCCCTCCTACAAACTTTCCTGAGGAGAGGGATACAAGATTGTCGTTGTTCAAGAAGAAGAACGACAAGAACTTGTTTAATATGGTAGATGCTGAGAACATTAAGCTATCAGGGTCCCGTGTTAAAGTGTTCGAGTATGTTCCATCACAGGACATTGATGATGTCTACCAAGAGTCTAGGCAAAAGACTATTGCACATGAGCCTGTGACCTTATGGGCACACTACGACCCCCGTCCAATTGAAGAAAATCTCTCACAGTTCGGTGTAGAGATGCAGATCGATCAGGTCTTTGTATTCAATAAATCTTACACAGAAAACATCTTAGGTCGCCCGATTGCTATTGGTGACGTTTTACAACCTGAGTTTCAAGAGATGAAGTTTGAAGTGTTTGAAGTTCAAGAGGATAGTTTTGAAGCTTATGGTGTTTACCACTTGATGGTTCATGCGAAGCTCCTGAGAGATACGCAGGATGTCCATAACCAAGATTTCTTTGATCGTCCTGATCAATTGGGAGGCAGATACTAATGCGTGAGAAAGATAACTTAAACGTTAGAAATCAAATCGTTGAGATGACAAGCACTAGGCTTCTCCCAGTTATTGATAATGTTTACAAGGAAAGTCTGAGGAGTATGCTGCATATCTTTGGTAACTTGTATTACATTGACGGTAACGCTAATCGCATCAAAGTAAATTGCTCTCACGGAAATCCTGAAAGGATAGCGGGCCGTCTTAAAGCGGATAACACTCTCATATTACCGATGATTACAATCGTTGAGACTGAAACTGAAAGTGATTCCAATCGCATGAGGTATCAGAACATCGTTAGTGAAACTGTTTGGGACTCCGCACAAAGAAGAGCTACTCGTGTTCTAAGCTTGCCGCCTAGACCGATAAACATTACTTACGATATTAACATTTGGTGTAAGTACAAGGCTGATATGGACATGCTGAGATCTAGTATTTTCTCCCTCTTTAGTCCTGATCTAAATATAGAGACTCAGTACTCAGTCCACAACAAAGCATTCATAAATAGTGAGCGGGAAGTGGGAAGCTCTGTTGCTTCGGATACTGGGGACAGGATCTTACAGAAGACCATTAGCGTTACACTGCAAACCTACATTCCAAGTCCGAAGTTTGCCTTCACAAATACAGGAGAAATAAAGGACTTCTTCTTCAATACAACCGTAGATGATAGCTGAAATTAACTATTTTTACATCTTAAGAATAGTAAATATAGTAGGAGCTTATACATGAAAACAATTAAAAATATCAGTATGCAGGGCCTTAGCCTTCCTTTCGGAACGCCTAAAGGGCCTAAGAGTATTTTCTTAGCTCCTAGAGAGCAGGTTGAAGTCCCTGATGGTTGGGTATGTCGGGTTGTCGAAAATTTAGTTCATCGTCGAATGGTGAAAATGACAATTACTGAAAATCCTCCCGCTCCAACTCCGGCTCCAACTCCGGCTCCAACTCCGGTAAAGAAGGTTACAAAGCCTGCTAAAAAAACAAATAAGAGTAGTTAATTATGGCAATCCCCACCAGTCCATCTGTTGTAGTTCTTGAGAATGATGTATCGATTTACACGCCGAACATTAACTCAAGCGTTGTAGGCTTAGTTGGCTTTGCCAATAAGGGGCCTGTTAACACACCGACCCTTATCACTAGTCAAGAGAATCTCATTAGAATATTTGGTAAGCCTGATACCGCACTTGCCGGTCAAGGTCTTGAAGGCGCTCTTGAAGTTCTTGAGGCCACTAATCAACTTTACTTTGTTAGAGGTGTTAAGGCGGCTGACGCCTCTGCTTATGCTTCGGCCATAGTGACAGTTGGTGCTTCCCCCGCTGTGTATGTGAGTGGGTACGTTCCCAGCACGGAATCTTCATCTATCTACTACGCCATCACCGACAACGATACCAGCACAGAAGTCACTGCAACGGTTACTCTTGTAAGCTCTACATCGTTTACAACGGCTGCTGACATCTTTAAAAACGCCTTTAACCCTGATGTTTTAGGAAGTCAGAATGTCTTTGCTCACGTTGATGGTTCTGACATCTTCCTGGCCTCCAAGTTTGCGGGTTCGGGCGCAACATTAAGAGTGTCCTCGGTTGGCGATATAAGTTTCTCGGCACTCGATAGTGCTGGTGATCCTAGTGGTCCTGGTGGGTCACAGTTAGATATCACCACGAAGGGCTTTACCTCTAACAATGTCGGCCTTAACGCTTACTCTATCTACCCCGGTGCTGGCTACAACCTTAGCGGCTTGAGAGATGGCAGTACTCAAGGTGTTTCTGTTGAAGTTAATAACCTTTCAGTTAGAGATCAATTTGTCATCAATAATGATGGTGGTCAAGTTGAATCCTTCAATGCTTTGGAACTTAGCCCCTCTAGTAATGACTCCGCTGAGTTTGTTCTCAACAAGACTGTTGAAAACAACCAATCCGAGTACGTGTTTGTTGAGCTTGAGACAAGCGCAGGTGCTGATTATGATGCTCCTAACCGATTCGGCTCCAAGGTCACTGCGACTCACTTTGCGGGTGGTAGACATGCTGAAGACAACGTTGCGGCAACTCCGAGATTTGTTAAGCTGATCGAGGGCACATACAACTTTGCTGGTGGTCGTAGCGGTGGTACAACTGAGTCTGATCTGATTGGAACTGCTGCTAAGAAGACTGGTATTTACGCACTCGACGATGATGGTTTGAACATCTCAATAGGTCTCATCCCTGGTGTTACAACTGATGAAGTTCAGAATGCGTTCATTACTCTGGCTGAGTCTTCTAAGAACTTTATTGCTCTTGTTGCCCCTCCCTACGGCTTAGACGAGGTTCAAGATGCGGTTAACTGGATTAACGGTGCATCTCAGGATGTTCGTGCAGCGGCTCTGAACTCCTCTTACGCAGCGGTCTACTGGCCTTGGGTTCAGGTCTTCAATGCCTTTGCGGGTGCTGAACAATGGTATGATCCGAGCATCTTTGCTGCGAGACAATACGTGTTCACAGACGCTGTATCGGATCCGTGGTTCGCTCCTGCTGGCTTTAGAAGAGGTCGCCTGACCAAGCCTACAGATACGGAGATCAAGCTTAACCAGGGTGACAAGGATAGTTTATACTCGAACTCTGTCAACCCGATTACAAATGATCCTACGACGGGAATTACGATCTTCGGTCAAAGAACCACTCAAAGAGCGCCAACTGCTCTTGATAGAGTTAATGTCCGTAGGTTGATGATCTACATCCGTAAGGTGTTGCTTGAGCTTGGTAAGCCTTTCCAATTCGAGCCGAACGATCAGTTCACCTGGGAGCTTGTTGAGGATTCGATTAACCCGTTCCTCGACGATCTGTTAGCGAGAAGAGCCATCCTTGAGGGTGCTGTCAAGTGTGACTCCACAACGAACACTCCTGCGAGAGTTGATAGAAATGAGCTTTGGTGCTCGGTTACGATCAAGCCTACTAAGGCTGCTGAAACGATTGTCTTCGAGGTCAACCTCACAAACCAATCGGCAACCATTAACTAATAATAATCATGGTAGATAGTTACTTAAAAAATGAGTACAGAGCAAACTTTGAGCCGGGTAAGAGTCTTCCTAAGATTTCTACCAAGCTCGACTCTGTCCGCTCGTATCAATTCGAAGTTAAGTTCTTCGGAGTTCCGGCTGAGTTTATTAATACTCAGCAAGTTCTCACTGCTGCTGCAAAGCAAGTGAGCCCTGTAGGTGGTGCTGTTGACGACATTGTCGTGGATCGTCTTAATGACAAGATGTACTACCCTGGCAAGTTCACTCCTGAGTCGGTTACCATTACCTTTGATAACCAACTTTTATCGCAGACAACGCCTGCCCTCTGGAACTGGTTCAAGACCATCTATGATCCGATGACTGGTGATATGACGAAGTTGGCTGCTCCTGGTGGTGCGGGTAACAAATCGTTCAAAGCGTCGAAGATGACCATTCTTGAGCTTGATAACACCAATGATCCTCACGCTTTCATTGAAATGTATGGTGTGTATCCAACAGGTGTTAGATTCTCGGAGAAGAACTACGCTACGAACGATTTCTCCACTGTCGAAGTGACCTTCCGCTACGACTTCGTGGATTACGACAAGATCAACTAACCTCTTAGATCTAATTCGGGTAGCCTTCTCCCTAAATAAGGGAGAGGGCTATTTGTCTATTATAAGTTATGGACTTTTTCACGGAACTTTTGGAGAGCTTCA